TTACTTTGGCCTGCGCTGCGGAAGTAACTCCACCGTTGCTTCTGGCAGCGCGCCCAGCTGCGCCAGCTGGTCCCTTGAGCCGCTGTACGATTCATAGAACTGTGCCCACTTGCTGAAGCCGCCCAGTTCGCCAACTGCGCGGATCATCGCGACGTGGGATGCCGTTAGCAGAGCGACCTGCGATTCGAGCTCGGCGATGCGCACATCGCGATCTGCCAAGGCGCTGGCCGCTGCATCACCAGAGAGCTTTCCCGGCCTGCCTCGCCAACGACGGAATTCGGCTTGCCGCTCCTGATGCTGCGCAAGCATGCGGCTGCGTTCTACGCTCCGGGTGATCGACGACGCTGCATTGATTCGCGGATGCAAACGTGCAACTGCGCGCGCGGTGATGTCCTCATCGCGGGCGAGGAGGTCGTCCAACACCTGACGCATTTCAGGGTCAGGCTCAGATGTCTGTTTTTCCAAGGTATCGCTATCCATCCATAACTCCCGTGCGGCGAGGAAGAGAGAGGTCGGGACCATCGGGGAAAGGCTTCTCGCCTTGCTTGGTTGCCAAGAGTGTGCGCACGCCGTCAAGTCGGACCTTTGCATGTTGAATTTGGTTTGTGCGGCCGATGCTCTTTGAAGGCTTGGTCTCTGCGGCCTCGACAGCCGCGGCCAACTTGAGTTCTAGGGTGCGCAGATGGCGACGGTTCTCTGGCAAGTTTGTCGCCGAAAGATGTCGACAGCCAGAAAAGCACTCAAGATGTTTCGGGCACGGATCGACAGTGAAGCTGTTCAAGCAATGCCCGTAGGGAGTCGCGTGAAAGCCATCGGCTTCGACCTTCAGGAACTCGAACGCGGCGGTGTCACCCTCGGTGCTCTGGATCTTCTTGAACGCATCCACGATTGGACCGCTGGCTTTTCCGGATTGGATCATCTTCGCGACAGTGCTGGCCTTCTCGCCGAGCGCCATTTCCACGTCTGCAGGCAGTTCGAGTTGATCCAACTCTTCCGCCAGGCTGCGATGATCGTACTCGTAGCTTTGGGCCACGCTACGGCGATTGAAGCGTTTGGAGATGATGGTGTCGGCCACGCCGAGACGGAAAAGCTCGGTGTTCTGTAGGTGACGCAGGGTGTGGGAGGTGAGTACCAAGTCTTTGTCCTCGTCAGATTGCGCGTACCGTTTGAACAGCGTGTCGCGGGACTTCTGTTCGCCCAGGGAAAGGTTCACCAGGCTTGTATCGGGCCGACCAACGGAGACGTATCGGGTGACATCGCAGACCCCATTGTTTCGCTCCTCAGCAAGGGATCGTTTCGGATGCAGGAAAAGAAATTCCCAGGAAGCAAAGCTGCGATCGGTCAGACTGAAAAGGTCGGTGTCCGGCAACTTTGATCTGGCCGCGAAACGAAGGTAATTTTCAAGATCCCCGATCTTGACGTAGACCTGGCTCATGTCACGCCTTCCATTGGGTGAAATTGCCTTGCCTTCAACGTCTCTCAGCACCAATGCGCCACCATCTTTGCCCTCGAATCCCGCCATCCGGCGAAAGTACATGCGAGCGGTCGCACTCATTTCACCTTGAAGACTAGCATTCAAGCTCTCTTGAACTTTCTGGAGCTCGTCGAAGCAATCAGCGGAATAGTTCTGACGGCACTTCTGCGTCCAATACTGCTTCTTGTCCTCGGCCAGGTCTAGCCAGAAGGCGTTTCCGGAAAGGCGAGGGTAGATTTGCGTGGTCGGCACCAGCTCGCTGAGCGCAAAGTCTGGCAGAACGCGCCCTGTTTCAGTCTGCTTCCTCAGCGTGCTTCGTAGCGGATTTGTGATTGCCTCAGCACGGGTCAGGGTCTCACTCACGATCTCCTCGAACATCTGGGGAATGTAGTGAGTCTTGGCGACGAGCACCTTGCTATCGGCATTCTTTGCCTGCTGCTTTTCCGCGAAGTGCCGGATCATGAGCGATTGCGAATACCCACCTAGCTCCCCGGCAGGCCGCTGCTTGGAGTCGTAGTAGTGCCGGTCCGTTCGCCACTCAGCGGGAAGGAGCGTGGCCTCTCCAATTCGGAAGCCCGTCAAGATCATGATCCGAATGGCTGCAAAGCGCAGTTCGTCCATGAAGGTCTGGGGCTGCTCGGTCATGACGATCCGGACCAACTCCCAGAACGCGCGACGTTCGGGCAGGCGCTCGGCGCGTTTGCGATCTTCCAGGTTGTGCCGAATCTCCGCTTCAGAACTGAGAAATCTGGACCGTCGAGTGACTCTAGGCTGGAGTCGTGCGGCGGCGAGGGCAGGGTAGAGCGGTCCCACATCGGCCAAGTGGTTGGTATCAAACAACACCTTGGTCAGCCCCGCGATCAAGTCGCCAAGCTTGCCTGATGCCTGGATGCTGTTGCCGGTACGAACCGCGAGAGCCATCTCGTCAACAGTGATACCCCACGG